TTGAGCTGCCTGCTCTTCATTTATATTTGATTCTTCACTCATCTGAGTAATTCCTTTTTTTTAATTATCTAAATATAGCCTTAAAATTATTTTTAAGGGTAGTTTTATTTTGTTGTTGCATTATGTTATAATTGTTATGTAAAATGCAGGTAGCGCAAAATTTAACGCTATTAAATTAATATGTAGGTATATATTTATGAAAAAAACTTTTGACTTGCAAACAAAGTATAAAAATATGTTTGGAGAGTATCCTCCTATTTTTGGATATCCTGATGATTTATTAGAACAATCACTAATAGAATCTTTAGAGAATAAAACTCCTATGAGAGGATATGATGAAATCCTTAATGAAGAATTAAATATATCTGATGATAACTCCATAAAAATAAAAATTTAATTTATTTCAATTCCAAAATAACCATCTTTGATGATTGTGTCTATTACATCTTCATAATATTTACATAGTGCTGGCAAATTTTGCTTAGTAAATTCCCATATTAATGGATTTTGATGGCTATATAAAGCTGTTAAATTTGCAAAAACTTCATGCCTTGCCATAGTTCTCGTAGCCATATATGAATCAGAATGCCCAAAGCCAATTTTATTATTAGTAATTCCTCCAAGCAAATCCTGAATATATAAACCAGTATTATTCTTATCATTAATTAATGCTTTTATAATCGCGCTATCCTCCGTAAAAAATAAACCTCCTCTTGTGCGTAATCTTATTGGCTTTGTTCCTGAATATTCTACGATTGGATTCATTTCCATATCCCATAATTCCTGCCAAAATACTTTTTTTTCATCAAACGTTTCTTTCATTGCTTTTGTAGTTCTTTTATATTTACTGCCAACACCTAAATTGTGCCTATCAGTTATATATGCCTCATGAAATTTTAATTGATCAGTTGCCGCTTTATCCATTTTAATACCTGCAACTACTTTTCTTTTTTTAACATAATCATTTACAGAAACGACATCGCCATTTTTTAAAGCCTTTTGATAATCATCATAAACTCTGTCCATATTATTAATATTAGGATGCAAATTATGATGCATAAAATGACCATATTCATGCCTTATAGTGCCATATTCCTTATTGTATCCAAATGAATAATCTTTTGTTTGATACTTTACATTTATACCACCATGCCTAGTCTGATAATCAACATCTGCTTTATTTTTATAAGTAAATTTTCTATTTCTATATTCAGTAAAAAAGCCGCCTGACCTCGTGGTGCTAATATGTCTTAATTCAGGCATTTTACTAACAACTGATTTAAACCTATCGCTACTATCAGTAAATGCATCCACAAAGTGCTTATTACCATGCGTATTTTCACTTACAAATGAATCTTTTAATGATCTTGTTGTAGCTGTAGATGGAGGCTTAGGTAATGGCTTTGTAGGTGGCGCAGGCTTAGGTCTTGCTGTTGCGCCTTGCTCCTGCACTTCTTCAAATTGTAATCTTGGGCTTAACTTGCCGCTAGGATCGAGAATACAATAGCAATATCCCTGACATACCGACCAGCCTGAACCTGGCATTCCACGCTCTTCCCATTCTCGTAAAGTGCCTTGCTGACCTCCACGCGGCGCACAATCCGCGCATATCTTATGACCAGCTACAGTAATCCAAGTAAATACAGTATTTTCATCAGGATCATACGCAGCAAAAGAACCAGCCTGACCTGCTTGATTAACACCTTCAACTAATGAACTTTTAATACTGTTTTTTAATTCGCCAAATATGCGCCCCTTATTCTGCATATCTGTAGCAAGTGATCCAGCTATATTACTTAATGCTATTCCCCTTGCTTGCTGCGTTTGTACAACTTTATTTATACGCTGACCAAATACTTCAGCATCATAAACTAAATTATTTAATGATCTATCTAATAGCTGCCTAACTTCAACAGGCAGAGCGTTTAAACCTTTTAANACTTCATCAAAATCATCACCAAATAAACTTAATAATTCTTCTCTTGTAGCCATTATTTAAGCAATGATCTTTTTATTTGANATAAAGCAAGCCTAATAAAATTTTCATACGACTTGCCGCCTGCTGCCATATCTTTAGGAATGCCGAACCAGTTACGCGCTGGAACTTTTTTATTTGGAATCATTGATGTTGATCCAGTTGTAAAACCTTCGTTATGATATACGCCGTATTCTGTATTCATAAAAATTTTACTAGCTAATTTATTTTGAGTAGCTCTTTTAATTTTTGTATTTCTTAATTTTCTTGCTCTTTGAGATTTCATTGTATCAAGTGGCGTAAATCCCTGCTTTCTAAAATTTCTTATAGGCAATGTAGATTCTGTTGATAAAGGCTTAAATGGCTTTCCGTTTACATCTCTTTTATTATCAATTCCTTTTTGAATAGATTCATTGACATGATTAGCCATCTGATTTAATGTATTTTTTATTATGCCATTAATAAGCCTTGCGCCTTTAGCATAGGAATAATTTCTTTTAGCCCTCATAAAATGCTACCACTTGACTTTATTAGCCCAGTAAGCAGCTGACATTTTGCCTTTGCGTATATTTTTAGCATGCCTAGCTTTAAATGATCTGCGCCTTGCTTTGGCTGCCTTCGTTCTTGGATTCTTCCCAGCACCGCTAACACCTTGCTGCCCAAATCTAATTAATTTTACTTTTTTACCAACTTTAGCAAGTACCGCATGCGATTTAGTTTTATGGCTTTTAGTTCTTTTAGGCTTATTATAGCCTGAAAACCTCATTCCTCTATATGTAATCATTGATCTCTAAGCCTTTCAACTTCGCGTTCAAGGTATTCAATTCTTTGATTTTGTTTAATATCGGCTGGTATTTCAGCATCCTGATTTTTTTCTGCATCTTCTTCTAAATCTATAATATGTTCTTCATTCATCGCAACTTGATATTCTAAAAATGATATTCTAGCATTTAGCTGTGAGTATCCCCACACTAACATCACAATAAAAGTAACCGCCTGAATAATCATTGGCAGAGATATACTTAAACTACTATTATCTGATATAGGATTAGTTTTTTCCATTTAACCTGCTAATTATGCCTTTTATTTCAGATACCTGATTATCTAAATCGTTTATTTCTTTAGTTAAAGAATCAAATTTACGATCTAATTTATCATCTGAGGCGTTCCATCTGTTTATTAATTTTATAATCATTCCTTCTGTATTTTCAAGCGTTTCGCTTTGACCTCTATTCTCTGTTTTTAGGTCTGCCAAACTTTCTGCCTGCTCCGATCCTCTTTTGTTCATAGAGAATACCATATACACTAGCAAAGCCCCTGCGACAGCGATCATACCCCCTTCTGCATAAATTTCCATAAACTCCATTACTCTTCTTCTTCCTCTTTTTTACATTTATCACAAATACCTCCTAAAGCCTGACTAACATGCTTACCGCAATAAATGCATTGAAATGGCATAGGCATTATGCTCGCCTAACCCTTCTTGCAGTTCTTTTAGTATATCTAGCTTTAGCTTTACCTTTTTTATTAGCTGCTCTTTTTTTTCTATTTTCATAGGCTTTTTGCGAAGCAGTCATTGATCTGCGTACACTAGCTGGCAAATACCTACCGCGCTTTTTGCGAGGCTTTTTAGCATCTTTAGGATTAAGATATCCCCATTTTTGACTAGTCCACTTTTTTAAACTTTTTTGAGATTTTTTAAGTGCCATTACTTTTTATAACCTCCGCCTGCTTTTTTATACGCTCTAGCAAGCATCTGCGCCTTGCGCGCACTCCACAATCCAGCCCTTCCGCCTTTGTTTCCAGCTTTAATTCTGTAAAACAATCTTTTGCGCAATGTTGGCTTAGTGTAGTTGCCAGCCTTATTAACAGTTGATTTTCTTCTTTTTGTCTTGCGCTTTCGCGGCATTACTTGCCATACCTCATTTTTTTACCAGTCTTTTTAGCGTACCTCTTAGCGGCTTTTTTTCCTTTTTTGGTGTATGAAAATTTTTTCTTTCCGACTTTTGGCATGTTTAGACTCCTGACATTTTTATATTATTTTAATTTACCCCCCATTAAACTTACTTCTTTTTGCGTTTCCATGTTAAATAATCTGCACCTTCATGCGGATCAAATATTGTAGTAATCAATCGGCGATCATCATCAGCGTACTTAGGATCAATAATTGTTACAGGACAATTAAAAATATTTTTATCATCTAAGCCTAATTTTTCAGCATATTCATCCATATTTTTAAATGATGCAACTTGCAGCGCGTGGCTTATTAATCCTGATGACGGATCTTTTAATACCTGATATCCTGACACATGAGTATGCCCAGCAGTTAAAATATGATCACGCCAGCCCATCTGAATAGCCTTACTGATAGAATGAGCAGTATTCCACATACTATTCCCCTTGAACTGATGACGAGCTGAAACTCGAATTTGCCTCCCATTTGGAAAAACTAAGTTCATTCTTGCGCCATGCTTCTGATACAAAGCAGGCTGATCTCGCATAATAAATTCAATAGGATCACCATCACCTGACCAAACATCATGATTTCCAGCCACTAAATACATCCAAGGCACGCTGGTTAAAAAATGCTCAGTAATAAGCCAAGATTCTTTGGCTGTTGTTGATTGCTGCCCATATAACGCTGTTAATCTTCCTATCCAATTATTTTGAACATCGCCAAGATTCCCAGCAAACATTCCTTCTGTTTTATTTATTGTATTAACAATATCATATATTTCTGCAAGATTTGTTCCATCATCATCAACATGTGGATCGCCGAAATGAGCAATTCCAATAACGCCAGTTGTATTAACTTGAATAGGTATTAATTTTTTGTAATTAGCATTTTTTACTTTGATCTGATATTTTTTATTCCTGAATGCAATTATATCTTCAATAGCCATTTCCTCAACAGGAACTTCAGGAACATTAAAAGGATTGTGAGCTATTTTTGAGGGTGCTATTGTTTTTTTATGGCAATCAGTACACAGCCATCGCTGGCGTTTAAACGTTTTCCAATACGCAAATCCATCTTTACGCATTTTTTTACTATTGCATTTAGGGCAGCTAATTGCATTCCCATCCGCATCATGCCTAGCCATTTACTTCCTTTTCTTTTTAAATCCAGTAAGAGGATTTAAACTTAATTCCTCATACCAACCCATTACTTTTTTTATTTCTTCCTCATGTTTAGCTTCAAGTTTTAAAACTCTTTCATGCAGCTGACTCACATCCAAGTGAAGCTGTTCAATTTTGCTTTGAGTATTATACCAGTAATAAGTAGCCGAAGCGACAAGAGTAAGCAGGTAAATAAGAGCGCGGATATTGATACGCACAATGTAGTTATCATCAACCCTGTCCATTTTGACCGATCTCGCATCAGCTTTCATCTTGTTCACTTATTTTTTTTGCCAAATTCTACGCCAGCTTTATAACTCTCTAAAAAACGCGGTATTGATTTAGCAAACATTAGCTCAATAAAATCCAGCGCATATTGTCTTGGATTTTTTATGACCTCATTGATATCCTGCTGAGGAATATCAAACTCTATATCATTCAGCTGGTGGATTTTGCGTAAGTAGTCTATTAAAAACTGATTGTTCTTGCTCTCTTGGGGCTGCTTCGCCATTTACTTCTCTATTCTGATTAATTACTGACTCAGCTTCTTGCTCAGTCAAATGCTTATTATATTTTAACATTAAATCTTTTTGAGTAATAACATTGTTCTGCATCAAAAAATTATCCATTGCTATCTGATCCTGTACGCTCATTGGATACTCAGGTTCATTAAATTTCAAACCAATATTTTCAGGAAGTGCAATATTATTAGCTCTAGCTATTGTACGCTCTACCTGATATAATTCTTTTTCATACAATTCCCATAGTTCTATATCATCTTGAAAATCTTCAAAGCGTTCTAAGTCTTTAATTTTTAAAGCAACGCCACTTGATGGTCTATCACTTTTTCCATCTTCAGCGAATGTAATCCATAAATGATTATTCTGAGCAGTAAGATCAAGTATAGCCTTTATAAGATCAATAGCTTCTCTTACATTAGCTTTAGGCGTTTTAATATCTAATTTAGCTGGTTCAGGTACTACCATGATCTCAGATGATCCAGCACGCATTAAACGCTCTTCTTCATACATACCCTCAATCACATATTGACCAAACATCTGAAAGCGCATACCTAGCGCAGCCTCAGTAAGTAAAATATTGACTTGCTCATTTGCTGCAACAATATCATAAGCTCCAGCAACAAAAAATTCATTTAGATGATGCTCGCGATGCGTAAATACAAAAGGCAGTATTCCATAATTATGCATCTGCTCTTCAAGCACCATTCCATTTTCATCATACTTTATAAAACATTCTTTATCCCAGTAACAATACTGTAATCCAGCAACATCGGTAATATCAACAACATTTTGCACCATTGGATACGTTATAGCTGATGGAACAAATGGATCATCTTCAAAAAATGCATCAAAATAGTAAACTGGATTGTAATTAAAATGAGGCTTGGGAGACTGTTTGAACACTACCTGAGTGGCGATTGTTCCAATTAACCTAGTCATTTTTTCCATGTGCTTCATTTTAAAAGGCTTGTTATGAATCATATCATCATAGCGATCACTTACATTACGCTGCGCTCCAAGCGTATAAATCCTACTCATGCGGTCTATCATTCTACGCGTAACATTAAATTCACTTACAGGAATCTCACGAAATGCATCAGCACTAAATCTATCCTCAATGTATTGTGCTGTATTATCTCCAGCATAATAATCTAATAATTTATAAATTGCATCCCTTCTGCCTTTTGCATACATTTGCTTCTGTTCTTTGAGGGATTCTTGAATTAAATCTAATGCTAAATCATTCATCTGCTACTTACCTTATATTTTTGATTCCTTATTGGAAATTTTCCAATGATACCATAGCGCAAACAATCGCAGCCATGATCATGATAACCATCTTTTAATGGTTCATTTTTTAAATTACTACCCTCTTTATGTTCAGGATATCTGTATGACTCAATATCTTCAACAATACCCATACAGCTCTGATCTATATGTAATCTAACGCTTCCCTCTGCTGACATCATAAATTGACGAACATGGCTAATTCCTGATTGAATACTTCTGCTTAATTTATCTCTGCGCGTAATTACAGGCAAACCTGTTAATTGCCTAAAAATATCTGCTTCTCCCATACCTACGGAACTCTGCATTTGATATCCAGCTGGATCACCATAGACACGCGCTATCCTGTAATTTTTCTTTTTGATTGCTGCAACTAAATCAGATATCTTTAAATTTTTCTCATGAATTATTTCATCAATAATAAAAATATGATCTTCACCTTTATCGCCAAATTTTGCTACTTGGAAAAATAAAGCTGCTGGCATACGATATCCAAAATCTAAAGTTAAATAAACAGGCAGCATAGAATTGTAAGGATAATTACCTACATGAGTACGCCTTGAAAAATCATTATATACTCGACCACTAAGCGAGGTAAACTCTGCACCCATTTCCTGATCAAACACTTCTCTAGTCATTGATGATTTCATTTCTAAGAGATCAGGATCATCTTGCCCTTTTGGGAATGCATGATGGTTTTCCCACGATGGTGAATTAAATGCCGCCCACATATCAGCTTTTTGAGCATGAATATAATACTCATAAAATCCATCATATCCTTCAGGCGTAGATATCATAATGCAT